ATACTCTCTCTAACCCTTTGTTGCATATACTCTTGTATATGTGGCAACCTCAAAGTCTTACTGGCTGTCACTCTTCCTGATTCACCTTTTGCGTAACCTGCTATCTCACTAGCTTTTTTTATACTGCAACCATTTGCTACTATCGTATCAACCAGTAACTTCTGTTTCTTCGTGATTCTTTGCTGTGTTAACAAGAGATCCCCCCTTACCCCCCTTTTGTAAACTACGAACAAATCGCTTGTCAAGGGTATTTATAAGTCCTTGATTCCATTGACAAAAGCGCAGAGCATATTCTGTAAAGAGTATCAAAACAAGTGGCATGGTGCTTTGCTTCGCTGAATCCCAAGGGTGGGGATTCAGATCAAAGCTACCATTTTGACACACTTTACAGAATATGCTTTTTTATACCACAACTCGGTCAGGATATGATGATGATAACGTACATTACATTTACATATTACTTGCATCTCCTCGTATGCAAGAGCAAACTCGGTGGTACTAACATCTCAGAAATCCTCGAAGGTATCCGTTGCGACAAGGCTTAGGGTAGAAGAACTACATTACAGCAAGACATTCGTCATGCCTACATTCCGTTATTCTACCTTTCGTCAACAGAACACACCTTGACGGACGTAGACATCTTCGGATTCTTCTTTAACTAAAAGAAGCAAACCATTAGATGCTCATAAATTACCAGTGTTCTACTGGCAATGAGTTGGCACATACTCGCCAACTCAAAGCTATTCGGAGCTAATCATATCATGAGAAATGTCGCATTGATTGTCCTACGGGTTTTAGTCTACTCTCACTTGCAATGTTTCCTAAGAATAGAATGCAGAACGAGGCTATACAAAAGACTTGTGTAGGCATTCTATCCTAATGAAACCTAGCAAGCCGACAAGGTAAAGTTGTTTGACAAAAAAAGTACAGTGGTCTTTTTTTCCCAGACCCTTTGAAAAAAGAAATTCTAAGTAGGTATTTCTTTTCCCTAAAGGGAAACAAATTGACCTCGTCCGAGAGCAGACGTAAGACCCTACGAACAATGCGACATTTTCATGATATGATTTTGTTGTGTTTTTTATTCATAACTATGGAGATAACAATGCAAAATACCGATACCAAAACTAATACTACTGTCAAAGATGTTGACGATTGTGGACTATATATAAGGCTGATGGAAACTGCTGAAAAATATAATCATACTCAAAAGACTCATGATCTATACTGGTCTACATATAGAGAAACTAAATCACATGATGATGCACTACATATGGCATATCACGATTTATACTGCGACACAGATTATCCTAATTAACAAAATTCGGTAGTCGAAAGGCTACCGATTTCACCGACCATTTGGTCAAACAATAACGACATACATAGGAGATATTAATATGTCAAAAAATACTAAACAACCTACGACTACACCAGTAACATCTAACCCTACTCAAGAATCTCTTGACCAAGGCATCTCTAATCAAGTTGAAATGTTTATCAACAACTTCAACTTTGATGAAGTCGAGCCTGAGTCAAAGAGAAAGCGATACACTGCATCACCATCTGATGTAACAGACAGTGGTCAAGATAATCCATTTTGGAACGTATCGCTAATCGTAAGGCTAGGTGGTTACGTTGCTAAAGCTGAGAAGTCATATCAAAAAGCTATACAACGAGCCGATACTATCGAAAAAGAACTCGAGAATGGCAAAGACTGGTATGCAGATGATTCCAATGGTGCTTCAATCTTCCAACAGAATGAAGCTAATATCGAGAATGCTGAATTAGAAATGAATCTATTCAGACAAATCTACGAAGCTATTCTCGATACACCTTGGGAAGGTGCAGAGAAACACGAGAAACATCTCGATAGCATCTTCAATCCTGCTACTCTTGGATCTATGAACTCTGGTTCAAAGCTCAAGAACTCTGCACAAGATGCAATGCTCAAAGTCAGAGCAAGAAAATCAGGCAGATCTCTTGCAGAACAAAAAGACTTCGAGTCAAGAGTAGATACAGCATTCAAGGATTATCCACAGATTGGACTTCCTATCGACATATGCAAAGTATCAGCCAACAAAGCTGAGGATATGTTGAGAGATGCAATCAAAGAAGCATCTAAGCCTATCAAACACAAGGCTTAACATCTATACAGAGGTAGGGATTAATTCTCTACCTCTTTTTTTTATATTCCCATGTCGTACCACCCACCCACCCACCGACATGGGATTGTCAACTCTAGCGTGTAATGGCAACGCCAAGTAAAATTGCACGGTAACTTTAGATTGGAAATTCAAAATGATTTATATAATTTGTATTGTACTCGGTACAGTTGGCACTGTACTTTCAATTATTTATGCTTACGAATGGTCAGGTGCAGACCCTTATATCTACACATTTATAATAGCATATACTATCAGCCTAGCAACTTTGAACTATGGCTGGTATCATACAAGAAGAAGTGTGAGAAATGACAATGAATAACTTCTTCTTAATATATATGATATGGATAATATTCTGTATCATTTCGTTTGTTACTATGATCTATTGTCTAGTAGCATTTAACCCAATGGTTTAACACGGAGGTAAACATGAACCATATGACACAACTCGCAACTCTTGTTGACAAACAAGGTGACTACGACTTTCCAATAGACACCATATCAATGGCAGGTACATATGATGATGACTGCGAAACAAAGCTAGTCAAATGTCCTGACAAGATGATGATTGTTCGTAAAGATACAATGGAATATCTTGGCAGTCATTCAATATCATACAAACCAGTAACACATCAAGAAGTGCTTGATCCTATCATTGACATAGCAGAAACACTCAAAACACCATATGTTACACAGATAAATATGTTAGACAATGGTGCTATGATGGACACACGGTTGATATTCAAAGAGATATGCTTTGAAGATCCTGCATTACAAAGCTATGTTGCATTTCAAATATCAGTTCGTAACTCATACAATGGAGTCTGGTCAGTTATGATACAAGCTGATGGACTTCGTATGTTTTGTCTAAACAAATGTACAACACCTGATAAAGTTGCTAACTTTAGACTCAAACATAATGGTCATTTCAAATATAACTTTGAACATCTTAAACACTCAGTAGATTTATTTCGTAGTAATGAACAGAGATATCGTGACTGGTACAACACACCAGTTAGCACACAAGATGCAGACTCTATGTTTTCAAAGCTAACTTATACAGCAAAGCCTACTATTGATGGTAAGTATCGCAATGAAACACAATATGCAAAGTTGCAACAGCACTGGGGTGATTATCAATACAATCTTGGTAAGAACAAATGGGCATTGTATAATGCAGTGACACATTGGATTTCACACCCAGTAAATGTCAGTAGCACTAACAAAACTATTGTAGAACGTAATAGTAAAATGGTAAGCTATATGAATAGTAAAGACTCAATACTCAACTAATGGAGGTAACGTTGATAACATACACGACAAACGAACTAAAGATGTGTGAAAATATAGCAAGAGCTTCTCACCCATCAGAATACAGAGATATATTCAAACACATTACACTCTGTACCAAACCCTATGGTGATCTACACCCTGAAGTGTGGATCAACAAGATGACTGCTAAAACTACAAGTATGTGGGAGCAAAACCACCCTGATCTTCAGATGTCAGATATGATTGAAGATATCTTGTATGACAGCGGCATCAAGCATATGAACTTCAAGTAATACCTTGTCGTGGGTAGTAGCTAGGCATAGCTCCTTATGCCTAGCTACATTTAACTATGAAAAACACAGTAAAATATCAACACAAAGCACTAGTAGATCAGCTTGTGTCACTGAGAAAAGAACGACATATCTCTCAAGAGGCACTAGCTTTGTCTATTGGTGTGGATACAAAACTGTTTGGTCAATGGGAACGTAAACTTGTTGAACCAAAACTATTTAACTTGCTATGTTGGTGTGAAGCATTGCAGGTATATTTAACTATATCAAATGATGATGGAGAATTTTGATGCAAAAATTTATGACTAGTGAAGAAGTAAAAATGGCTATTGAATCAAAGGTCAG